ATGTACAAGGTCTCCGATCGCGACGGTCTATACGTAGCCGTGCTGATCTCAGGCACCATCTCGTTTCGTTACGATTACCGCATCAACGGCCGCCGGGAGACGCTGGTTATCGGTCAGTATGGTCGTGACGGTATCACGCTGGCCGAAGCCAGGGATGAACTGATAGCCGCTAAAAAGCTTCTGAACGCAGGCCAGTCGCCGGCTGCAGCGAAGCGTGACGGTATCAAACGGATCCGCGGCGCCGAAACATTTACGGTACATACCGACGCCTACATGAAACATGTGGTCTTGGCTGACAGCACGCGGGCTATGAAGCAATCAGTAATCGACCGGGATATTTTGCCTGTTCTCGGAAACAAAATGATGTCCGAGATAACGACCCCTATGGTGCGCGATCTTTGCGATCGTATAGTCGAGCGCGGAGGACGTGCGACGGCGGTGCAGGCGCGTGAAATCATCAGCAGCGTTTATCGGTATGCCAATGACCGCGGGCACGGGTTATTCAACCCGGCCGCAGATATCAAACCTTCGGCGATCGCCATGTTTAAACCGCGTGACCGTTGCCTGCAGCCGGAAGAAATCGGTTTGCTGTTCAGGTCGCTCGACACCGTCAGCACGTTGCCAACCTTAAAACTGGCTGTGAAGCTCATCCTGATCACGATGGTGCGCAAAACCGAGTTCATCATGGCGACGTGGAAAGAGGTGGATTTCAGCAAAGGAACCTGGACGATCCCATCTGACAGGATGAAGGGGAGTCGGTCGCACGTCATCTACCTGCCGCCTCAGGCGCAGGATCTGATGGTAGGCCTGCAGATGTGCGCCGGCGGGAGTGATTATCTTTTGCCAGGTCGCTACAGCACCAGTAAGCCGTTATCCAATGCTGCTCTGAACTCAGTCATCGATCGCGCGGTTGCTGCGGCAGCGGATGCTGGGGAGAACCTGCAACCTCTAACAGTGCACGACCTGCGGCGCACAGCGAGCACGCTTTTGCATGAAGCGGGATTCCCTTCAGACTGGATAGAGAAGGCGCTGGCGCATGAACAGAAGGGCGTGAGGGCGGTTTACAACAAGGCCGAGTATTCCCGGCAGCGGGCCTACATGCTGCAGCAGTGGGCAAATATGGTTGATGCATGGATAAACGGGGAGCATTACGACCTGGTGCCGTTCTCCCCGTCTGCATTTGAAAAGTGGATGAATGAACAATAGTCCGCCCGGAGGCGGCTCATTGTGTCGCCTTCGAAGAATTCTCAAAGAGTCCGCGCAGGAACTTAACCATCGCGTTTGCAGAATCCCGCTGCTCACGGTAGCGCGCCGCTTCTCGCTGCAGGTGAATGATCTCACCATTCCTCTGGTTGATAATGGCGCGCGCCTCTTCGAGTTGTCGTATCAGAGAGGCCTCTTCGGCAATGTTCATGCGGCCTCCGTCTTCACTACCGGCACTGCGCAGCCTGGCAGCAACTCAACCGCTGGCGCCGTGCACTGATTCCCCCACACGTCGAAACCGTGAGAAGACTGGCGTGCGAAGAGCTCAATGCGTGGGACATCGCCAAGCAGCTGCACCAGTTTCTCGCGGATAACGTCCGGTTTGCGCGAGTTCTCCAGGCGCGGCGCCGTGACATGCTGGCAGATTGAGGCATCCATGCGGGCCGGTAGTTTCCCGCGCACGGCAAACAGGCAGTCTTCGCTGTTCGCCCGGGTCATATGACCCATGCCGATCGCACTGTTCCCTTTATGCTTGTTCGTCTTGTGCCAGGTGAATCCCTTCATGGTCATCAGGCGGAATCCCCAGGCCTCCATGACTTTCAGTGCCTCTACCGGCTGAGTCGGTACCCACCACATCGCCAGAAGGCAATCTTCGGCGGCGAGCTCCCATACTGGCAGCCGGCAGATATCCAGAACATTCATCACTGGATACTTGAAACCGGCTCCGCGGTCACCGTCGGCTGCCTTGTCGCGGTATGCCCAAGGCGGATCGCTATAAATCAGGGTGTATTTTCCGCTCATGCCGCACCGCCTTCAACGCGCTTGAACTCGATAACCCAAACCCAGGGGTTGGCTTGCCAGCTTTCGTCACCGTAGATGGATGACCACAACTCAGCAAAGTTGTCGTATGGAGTCATAACCTCGCCGCCGCTATCCGGGTCAGAGTATGTTGGCCGCCATCCGGTAAGCTCCAAGCCTTCAGCCTGAGCATCTTCTTGGCTGATACTGTTGAGCCGCTCGACACGCACGTCGGTGATTTCCAGCAGAATGCGGCTGGCCCAGCGCGGCATGTGCAGCGAAGGAGTCCATTTCTCAGGCGTTGCCGGCTTATTGCAGACAGCTACGGGTACACGGTGGGTTTGCTCAGTCCATGAATTTCGCTCGCTGGCTTTGTATACCAGGGTTGCGACGTCTGTAGCCCGGCTATGCACCCTAAAAGCCTCCCGCACCCAGATGCGATCGCCTGGTACTCCGTATGGGCAGCATTCCCTGATCAGTTCAGGTACATCTTCCGGGTAGCAGCCGATAAACTTCTTCTCGATCTGAATGAATTTTGAAATTTGGTCTCTTCCGACCGTGCAGTCCTTTATAATCCTGCGCGTCTGCGTCTTCCGGCCGTCGAGAATGGCGCGAACCATCTCACCGTTGAATATCATCCCGCGTTCTTTCATGCTGACACCTTCCTGCTATTCAGTTGCTCCGCCAGCCGCTGAGCCTTTAATGGGTTTTTGATAACCTGGCCGCCCGGCGCCAGCCAGCCACGGCGCACGGACGAATAAACCAGCGTGATATTGCCTACGCGAATGCTGTCGTGTGGGTTAGTCATAAATCACCCCGGCGGTGGCGCAGATCCCGGCATAGCATCCCTGGCGAAGCCGGTTACCGCGGCCAATGCACTGATCGCGGCGTATAGCGATACGGGCCCGCTCAACCTCGCCAGTGGCCGCATCCATGCACTCAAGCCAGAGGCGAGCGGCCAGGCGGTACTGGCCTTTGTTCTCGCGAGCAATAGCGCGCTGCTCGATCTCCATTGCCGCCGGCGTTACGGCGACAAGAGGGGGCGCTTTGCGCTGCGAGACATAATCCGCGTGGTATTTTTCCATCCGATTCATCGTATCCAACCCTCTCGAAAAATTACCGCCAGCAGGAACAGCCAGGCGGATACGGCGGCCAGGTACAGAAACCATCCTGACCACCTTTCCCAGTACCTCGCCAGCGACGTCACGCTGCGTTACCAACCGGGCGAAATACTCGCTGCTCAACCGGAGGCTTTTTTCCAGCAAACTCCGTTGTGCCGTTCTGCTGACGTTCATCCAGCCAGCGCTCGATCTCTTCGCTGTTCCAGGCACAGCGCTTGTCTGTGATCCAGAAACGCTTAGGGAACTCCCCGTTTTTCTCCATGCGGTCGATAGTGCTCATCGATACAGGCACCACCGCCAGCAGTTCCTTTTTGCCTAATGCACCTTTCATCGTTACCTCTCTTTTTTCAGTGCGGCGCGCCCGGCGCCGCGGTGGTGATTACATCGGGATTTGATTCAGCTCTTCGCGGCGGATGCTGTAGACGTCCGTAGCTTTAGCCAGACGCTCATCATCGTTAGCGAGCTTTTTGGCAACGTATTTGTAAGCGTTGTCCAGGTCCTTCAGCGTGTTGTAGTTCATCGCTGCGTCAGTGAAAGCGCACAGAATTTCTTCTGGATCGCGGTCGTCGCTGCTCTTTGGTTTATCTTCCGCCGGTTGTTCAGGCTTCGTGTTGATCAGCTTGTTCATGCCGGATGCAGTCGCTGGTGTTGGCGTAATATCGCGCTCAACACGCGGTGCTGCTTCCTGCAATTCGTCAGGGGTGTAGACGCCAAGGAGAACATCAGGGGCGTGCAGGCGTGCCCAGCGCTTAACGCACAGGTAAGCCAGTTGCTGACGCGGATCCTGCTCCCAGAGTGGTGAGTTGCGCACTCCGGCTTGCGCCATGCTGATGGTCAGGGTGCGAGGCTCAGATTCGCCTTTAAGGGTTGCCCACACTGTCACTGTCAGGCTCGGAGATTTGTCGGTTTTCCCGCTTACTTTTGACCAGTCGCCATCCCATTTGTAGTTCAGGCGAGTGGCCAGAAGGTTTGAGGAAGAGACAACCGCATTAACCAGTTGCGCTTCATAGCCCAACGTGCCGTTAACCACATGGGTTTTCTGCGCCACCGCGAACGGGTTCATTCCCCACTGCGCCGCCTGCATAGTGACTGCCAGGCAATCAGCTGGCTTTCCAGCGAGGTGCGCCGGAACGGTGGCTTTGCTGTCAGCCATCAGGGCGGCAAATCGCACCAGGCGATCCATCCCTTCCGGACTGAAGATTGCCGCGGCGGTGCCGACGGTAGCGCCAGGCTGAGAAGTGATTGCGATATCGTTGCTCATACGTACATATCCTGTTTACGTGCCCACTCAGGGCGTTTAATAATTTCAAATCCACCCCAGTCGCCTGTTTCGCGGCACTGGTGATAGGTATTCAGATCCCGGCGGTAGAGCGCATGCCCTGTGTCCACGTCCTGCGCATCCAGTTCGAAAACCCGCACCGGGTAGCGGCCGCAGTCAATGGTTTCGCTCACTGCCAGGAAGAAGAATCCATGCGGATCGCCGGTGGTTTGCTGCGCGCCTTCGCGGTACATCGCGTCCTGTACGTGGTACCGGAATTCCTCAATGTGGCGTGAGAAGCGCTCCATATCGGCAACCTTCTTCACGTCCAACAGGACAGGGTGATTCTTCAGGCGCTTGTCCGGGCGTATGCGGCACAGCTCGCCAGTCTCCGGATCCGTCCAGTAGTGGGAGGCTTCGCAGAATCCTTCCGCCTCAAGCAGCCAGCGCGCTGCCGGGTGCGCCATTGCGCTATCACGCATCAGCTTCAACTGACGGTCCTGCTCCGCCTCCATAACTGTTTTCCCGCTCCCCTCGCAATCCTTCATGAAAGCCGCTTCATCCGCTTTCCCCTGGTTTGTTCGGCGGTTAAAGGTTGGCGCCACGATGAAGCGCTTATCGAACTCTTCCGGCTCCAGAAGAAGGCAGTGCAGAGCCGTCCCCATATCCAGAGCTTTCAGCTTTTCGGTATCGACTGGTGCTGATTTCTGCCACTGCAGAAGGGCCGGGCTCAGCGCCACCATATCTAGCTGCGACTTACTCACGCCGTCGCCAGCGTGGTAGTCCTCGTTGCTGATGTCGAAGTAAATGCCTGGCTTCATGCCGCGTTCCTCGCCGTATCAAGCTGGTCCGCCAGATCCCACTTCGCGATGATGCTGGTAAGCGCGGCCTGATACGCGGCCAGGCATTCTTCAAACTCAGAGCTCATCATCAGTTCTTCCAGGATCTCGCTGCGCACGCCTTTGCGCTCCAGCTCGTAGAATGGCTTTTGCAACTGATGGAACTTGATCGCGTCGATAAGCTCAACGTGGCGTTCGTACAGCATCTGGTTAAGCTGGTAGTCGCCGTCGATGTTGTTCATGATTTTTTTCAGGTTGTTAATCTGCTGAATGTTCACTTGCTCACCCCCATACCCATTTCCGTTTTTGCTGCCAGTTTGCTGACGAACGCCCAGCTGATTGCTTCCGGCAGCGTGCGAAACTTCCAGCTCATCAGCCCGCATGCCGTAACGCAGTACCAGCCGTTAATGATTTGCCATTGCATACACACCTCACTATTACCATTTGGTAAATATCAGGGGTATGAGAAATCCACCCGATGGTGGGTTTCTGGTAATTTAACGCCCTGTTGTTACCGTTAAGGTAATAATCTGATCAATTTATGGTTGTGTCAATAGATTTGATGAGGAAAAGTTTACCATTTTGGTAAGTGCATGAGGCGCGGGGAGTTATCCCATCAGGGAGTGACAGGTAGGTTAGAGGTTACTGGTTCTGGCTGACGATGAACTTGATGAAGGCGGCGATCTTGTTTTTCTCTTCCTGCGGCAGCCCGGCGTATTCATGGTGGTCATAGTCAATCAGACCTGCATTACCAGGCGGCAGGATCAGCTCATATGCATCGCGGCCGAACGCCCTGGCGATAGCCGACAGTACGCCAATGCTGGTGGAGCCTTCGCAGTTCAGGATGCGATTTACGGTCGCCTGGCCGATGCCGGCCGCTTCCGAAACCTTTTTCTCTGAGTTCAGATCAGGATGCTGTCCCATCCACACACCCAGGGTAAACGCTGCCTGCTTTTCCACACTCCATTCCTGCGGGTCGATAATCTCCGGCAGCGTCGGGGTATCTGACAGATGGTCGATATCCAGCCAGAACCGACCTTTCCCGGCGAACGACTCGATCTCGCGTGCCGCGTTAGCGCCGATATTTTTTGTCCCCTTGCTCCACCTGTTAACGAGGTTAGCTGATTTTTTGATCCTCTCGGCAAACCGGAGTTGCGTGTTATCGAAATCCTTCCGGATTATCTCATTGAGGTTGTCGCGTCTTATGTCGTAGATGCTTTTCATTTCTATTTTTTTAGCCTGAAATTGTTACCTAACTGATTAAATTTAATAGAATATTACCATAAAGGTAAACTTACCAAAAAGGTAACAGTCATTGATTTTTACACCAGATTGGTAATAATCAGGCTGTCTAAAGTTAGTCCGGGACTAAAAAAATATGAGCGATGTGCAAAAATTTGACTTCAAACGCTGCTGGCTCGACCTCTCGCCGGCTGAGCGAGAAGAGTTCGCAAGTGACGCCGGCACGACCAGCCACTACATTCAGGTTCACCTGACTGGCCGTAGAAGAATCCCACGTAAACCTCTGTTAGAAAGACTGTTTAAAGCCTGCAAATCCCGTAAGTGGATCTCCGCAAAATCCGACCTGGTCCTCTGGTTCCACGAACGTTAATCCTCAAAACTCACCCGCGCCGCCACCCCCAGGCGGCTCCTGCTTCTCCCTGAATACCAATCTGGTAATAATTATCCAAATACGGTTGATCTTTTTTTGGCTTGCTGCAAAATTACCAAAGACAAATGCAGAAAGAGGGCAAGTCAATGAAGCGAATTACCCAGCGAGAGGCCATTGAGCAGGGGCTCACTCGGTTCTACACAGGGAAGACGTGTAAGCATGGCCATGACAGCGAGCGATACACCATCAGCGGCGAGTGTGTTACGTGCAATAACGAGCGCGCGCGCCGGCAGGCGCAGATGAGATCGGAGCGTCTGAAAGCAGCCAGAAAGGCCAGGGAGGCAGCATGACGCCTTCAGCTTACTACAACGAGATCGACCCATTCGCGGCGCAGTGGCTGCGTAACCTCATAGCCGCCGGGCATATAGCCCCGGGCGAAGTTGACGAACGGAGTATTGAAGATGTCACACCTGACGACCTCAAAGGATTTACCCAGTGTCACTTTTTCGCCGGTATCGGCGTCTGGTCCCATTCCCTCCGCCTCGCCGGATGGCCTGACGATCGCCCGGTCTGGACTGGCTCCTGCCCGTGCCAGCCTTTCAGCGCGGCAGGCAAAGGAGATGGGTTTGCTGACGAGCGGCACCTTTGGCCCCACTTCTTCCATCTCATCAGCGAGCGCAGACCTCAGCATGTCTTTGGCGAACAAGTTGCAAGCGGTAACGCAAACACATGGTTCGACCTTGTACAAGCAGACCTGGAAGGAGTGGGATACGCCTTCGGGCTTGTGCCGTTTACGTCAGCGGGCATCGGTGCGCCGCACATCAGAGAACGGGCTTATTGGGTGGCAAACTCCGGTGGCGAACGACTCAACCGTATCGACTCATTGCTACAGCGGGAAGAATGTGGACGGGTCACCGAAAGTGTGCTTGAAGCTTCCAGGGACCGTAATGCTGGCAGCGTGGCCAACACCAACGGCGAGCGATCACAAAGGGAGCGGGAAAACTGTCATCAGGAGCGATGGGAAGGATCGGACGTTCGACAGGCTGGATTACGCTGCGGAACAGGGGTTATCAGCACCCTTGAGGTTAACGGTTTTTGGCGAGATGCGGACTGGCTTCTTTGTCGAGATGGCAAATGGCGTCCAGTTGAACCCGGCACATTCCCGTTGGTTGATGGGGCTGCCGCACGCATGGGACGAGTCGAGCCCGGGGTGGCAAGAGTGGCAAGCAGCAACCGCGTCGGGCGTCTCAAAGGCTACGGCAACGCCATAAACGCCCAGGCAGCTGCGGCTTTCATTCGCGCTTATATGGAGGTGCATGATGGCCAGTAGCTGGATAAAAGTCGAGGTGATCACACCAGACAAGCCGGAGATTTTCCAAATAGCAGAAATCCTGAATATCGACCCCGACGCGGTACTCGGTAAGCTCGTTCGCATATGGGCATGGGCGGATCAGCAGACTGTTGACGGTAACGCTGGCAGCGTTACAAAAGGAGTGCTTGACCGTATCGCTTTTATTACAGGATTCGCTGACGCACTGATCGCTGTTGGTTGGCTCGCATACGACGGCAACAAGCTTATCCTCCCCAACTTTGAGCGCCATAATGGGGAAAGCTCTAAAAAACGGGCACTTACAAACAGAAGGGTTGCAGCACACCGAAAAAATGAAACGCAGAAAGTAACGCTTACTGCGTTACAAAAAGCGTTACCAGAGGAAGAGGAAGAGGAAGAAGTAAAAGATAAGATCCCCCCTAACCCCCCAAGGGGGAGGGAGCCAAAAAAATCTTATCCGTATCCTGAACAGCTCAATGCCGAAGCCTGGGATGAGTGGAAGGCCTACAGGTCAGAAATGCGGTTTAAAGCCTACGCCCCAACTGAACGGAGCGAGGGGGCAGCAATCACCGAACTGATTAACCTGTCTGGCGGCAACCACACACGGCAGATGCAGATTGTGAAGCAGAGCATGGCGAAGGGTTGGAAAGGGCTGTTCGAGCTGAAAGGCGGCTCTGGGCAGCGAGATGTGAACACCATATCCAGGCCGGATACCGAGATCCCGCCGGGATTCAGGGGCGGACCGGCGCCATGACAGCCAGCGCAGCGCGGAAGCGCGTTTTTTTACGCCTTAATGTTTACCAAAAAGGTAATAAAATATGCGCAAGACTATTGATATTGATCCGTTTATGGTTATAAATTACCAATAAGGTAAAAATCATGCGAAAGACACTACAGGCACTTGGCCGGCTTAAAGCTGGCCAGATGAACAAAACCGAAACGGCCTACGCGCAACAGCTTGAACTGCGTAAGCGCTACGGGGAGATAGCCTGGTACCGGTTCGAAGGCATCAAGCTGCGTCTGGCTGACAACTGTTTCCTGACTGTCGATTTTGCCGTGATGTTGGCCGATGGTCGGCTGGTGATGGTGGACGTTAAGGGCAGCAAGTCGGTCTTTACTGACGATGCGAGAGTAAAGATGAAGGTTGCGGCAGACAGCTATCCGTTCGTCTTTCAGGTTGCTTATCCGAAACCTAAAAAGCTCGGCGGTGGATGGGAGATTGAAGAGTTATGAGCACAAAGACCAATGCTGCTGGATTGATTGTATCCGGTGAAAAAAATCCGAACTGGAAGGGCGGGAAAATCGAAAAGGTTTGCGTCGTATGTGGCAAGCAATACCAGGTTAAGCGGGTTAACTCTTCATCGCGTTTTTGCTCGCTTCAGTGTGTAGGCGTTTCGCAAAGAGGAATCAGTAGGCCTGGTAGAAAGGGAAGCACGGGTAAGCGTGCGGGGAGTGTTGAAATCGAATGCGTAGTTTGCCGGGCTGTTTTTACGGTTTACAGGGCGCACGCCAAGAGAATCAGGTGTTGCTCTAAATCGTGCTCCAACGCAATGAGGTCATCTCTGATGAAGGGTGACGGTAACCCTAATTGGTCTGGTGGCTTATCACGCTTGCCATATCCATGGGACTTCAGAGAAACGAGCAAGAAGGTGATAGAGCGTGATGGGTTTGTCTGTCAGAACCCTGGGTGTGATGGAACTGACGAAAGGCTAACCACACATCACATCAATTACGACAAACAAGACTGCCGACAGGAAAACCTAATTTGCCTTTGTTCCAGTTGTAACTCAAAGGCCAACTTCGGGCGCAGTGAATGGCAAAGGTTCTATGAGTCGCTGATGTCGGGAAGAGTTCTAAAACAACGATCTTCATTGATATCAATTGAATCAATAAGTTAAACGGGTAAGCGGGGGTAAGTATGGATTTTGATTTCGTGAATTACAGCCGGCGGTCACTGCTGCTGTTCGTGATGGTGGCAAACATCATTGGGTGGGTGGCAATCGTCGCCATCCTGTATGTGGCTTATCTGGCGATCGAGTGGGTGACAGCATGAACATCGAAACAGTAAACGAGCTCATCGCCACCCTGGAGAGCGCAGGCGAGCTGTCGATCAAAGAGCAGAAGTTCCTGAAACTGGCGAAAGCGTTTAAGCAGCTGGCTGCGGAGAATGTGGCGCTGAAGGCTGGCGTTGCAGAAGAAATTGAAGTTATCAATCGCGGCGGTCAGATGTACTGCGTGAAGGACGGCATGTCCATAAATCCGATATATGCGCGCGGATGGAATGACCACCGGGCTAATGTGACGGCAGTTCAAACCCCCGCCACCGATCGCATCTATGCCGGGATTAAGGCTGATGGGGTGGAAGAGTTTGCTGCGCATCTTTTGTCAATGGAATGCCATCTAGAAGCAACGTGGGCTAAGTCATTCGTTTCGGAGGTGTTGAATGTCAAAGGTCGCTGATTTTGTGAAGCGCATGGAGAAGCAAGGTCGCCAGTTTGAAGTGAACGGTAACTTTGTTGTTATCTCGCCGACTAATGGACTTGAAATGTCAGACCTGATTGAGATGCAAAACATAAATAAAAAAGGCGAACTTGCGGATTATATTTCTAGGCATCGCGAGGGGGCCGACAAATGAGCAACCGTTTTTACATGCTTTGCACGCGAGAAACTGTGGGGAGCAACGCCTCGTTTCATTGCCATAACGGAAACGGATACAGCTCCAATATCGACCGCGCGCACGTTTATACGCAGGAAGAGGCGCAGAGATGCTGGGACTACGGGAGAGAGATTGACCAGCCGATTTGCGCTGATGCTGTTGATGCCCTGGCTGTATGGCATGTGGATTGCCAGTACATCCCATGCGATAGCGTGGTTGAGCAAGGTTGCAGCGCATACGTTGCGTATAAAAAAGGTGACTGGAACGGGAACGATGTTTACTGGTTACAAAGCGGAGGGTTGCCAACCGATGATTTCAGCAAGGCATTCGTTTTTGTATCCGCCAACACGGATGAGCCAGGCGTTGTGTGGCTGCCATTCCATTTGGCAGATGCAGTAAAGCGGCGCACGTTCAATATCAATAATTTCAACCGCCGAACTATGGTTCAAGGTGCCGGGCTGGTGATGCCTGAATGGCTAAAAAAATACAATCGCAGACAGAAGGCAAAAAGTGGAAAGGTTCGCTGGAACTGCCCACATTGTGGCCGCATTACCTGGCAATACAACCCATACGACTTTGATGGATGCAGCAATTATAGCTGCGAAGGATGGCGAGCATGACAACTGATATCACCGAACTGGCGCAGAGAGAGAAATTCGAAGCGTGGGCTGAAGAATGCAACGCTCTGCCGTGGGGTTATCTCAAAAAACTCCGCATCTATACCGGATTCTACTCTGATCACACTTACACCAGTTTATGGGCCGCATGGAAAGCGGCTGGCGCTGAGCTGGTAGAGGCGCTGGAGAAGGCGCAGCAGGTAGACGAAGAACTTTGCAGGCTCCTGCCTCCAGGCGCTGAGTACATGGACCCTCCAGACGGCGGTGATGTCACGCCGCTTGAAGGAGTTCGTCGAATGGTGGCTGATTACCGTCAGCGCATCGCCGAGCTGGAGTCCCGCACCGTGAAGCTGCCCCCTGAGCTTTACACAATCGGTGAGCTTATCAGGACGCAGGACAACCGCATTACCGATCAGCCCATGTTCGTCGTTTTCCAGAAGCGTGAAATTATCGGAAGCGATGAGCACTCGCCTAGTCGGATTTGCTGGGTATGGGATGGTGAAGAGGTCAGCGAGCTGAGAGCCAAGCGGCTGGAAGCGCTTTATCAGGATGGTCGCGACACTCGCGGATATGATCGATACGCCATGCAGGAAGTCGATGAGTTTGTTACTGCCTGCTTTACCGAGCATGGATGCAAAGACTATCTGCGCCAGAACGGCCATAACCTGCGGTTGCCGTACATTTACGCCTGCGGCTCTTTCCGAAATAACGAATATCAGCTGGTTAGAAATTGGCTCGCTGGCATCAAGGTGGAGGCTGAGTGATGTGGAGAGGAACCGATCGCACCAGAAGCCAGATGATACTGACCGAGTATCGCTACGACCCTAAAGCTAAAGACTCCAAATCCGTTTACCTGGTGCGGCATAACAGCCGCATTCATCAGACTGTTCTGGAGCAGCATTTGACAATAGAGCGCGATAGTTTCGGTCGTTTCATACCGACTATCGAACTAAAAGACTTTCCGGAAGGACTTAGCGACCGTGAGTCGATGCTCAAGCTTGCCGACTGGCTGCACCGTTTAGGTGTGGCGATCGAGGATAACTGGAGTCAACCATGACCAAATCAACCATAACCAGAGAACGCCTGGCAAAAATTAAATCATGGCGTGAAACCTACGGCGCCGGAAGCAACGTAATGCTGCCAGCTGAAGAAGCTGAGGAGCTGGCCCGCATCGCGCTGGCCGCAATGAACGGCGAGCCGTTCGCATACATCATTCAGGACAAGTATGAAAGAGAGAGGGGAGTGGAGGGGCATCTTAGCCGCAGCCATGTATCGAAATATGTTAGCCAAGAAGACATTAACGAACATGAGATAACCTGTATCCCACTCTATCGCCACGCGCAGCCGGTGCCGGTGGTCAGCGCAGACCTGCTTCATACCGCAGCATCAGCAATCGAAGACCTGCTGACTAATAAAGACAGGACTGGTGCAGGTGTGTGGTTCGACTTGCCATTCAGGCTACGCTCGGCGGCTAACGAGCAGACAGCGCCGGTAGTGCCTGATGATGTGCTGGACGCATTGCAGAAGGTTGCACGTATACGCCTCGACCTGAATGACTTCGACGGCGATCGCCGTGGCATCGCTGATTGCCTGTGTGATGCCGAAGAGGCGCTCATCGAGGTAGTAAACCGCCGCGCCGCCATGCTCGCAGACGCCCCACAGGAGGTGAAATGATGCCCTCCATCGAAGAAATGGGCAAGCGAGCAGCACTGCTAAAATGGAAGCGCCAGTTTGGACCGTTTGAGAAATGCCCGGTCTGCTACGGGCTTCTTTCTTCCTGCGAGCTGTGCCACGGTAGCGGCAAGGTGATTCAGGAGGATATCGACTCCTGGAATAACCCAATCACCAAGATGAGACGGGAGGTGAAAGGTGCCTAAATCCCCCGCAGAACGCAAAGCCGCGCAGCGCGCGCGGCAGTCCGCCGCCGGTGAGCGCAAAATTGAACTGGTGCTGGATGAGCAGGAGCAGGAGATGCTAGCCCGTAACTGCGCCGCCCGGCGCCCTGGTCGCGATCCCTACGAAATGGCCGAGTACATCGCGCTGCTGATCCGCCAGGATGATGCCCGCGTGCGCGGCCGGATTAACGCCATCAGCAAACGCCGCTGCGGCAAGTGCGGCGATCAGTTGCCGGTGGCATCATGCCCGCACTCAGGAGAAGCCGCATGCTGGGTGATGTACGGTTGGCACGAAACAAAACTACCGCTGTGACATGTCACGACAGATTGACTAAATCATCGCATGATTATACTGTTTAAATATACAGTGTGCGCCGGGAGACCGGTTAGAGATCAAGGGGTGAAAGTCCCCGACCATTGAAGGACCAGCAATCCACAAGGTCCCCGAGTCATGCGTTGCATACCGCGAGGTATGGGGCGAAGCGTTGACAGGGGTGTTGACAGGCCAGCCATTGAGCCACGAAATGTATATTAAATTACCGGGTGCCGACGTTGTACTGTTAACGGAAGGCAACATCATAGGGTGCGATACTGCGAGTGCCACATGGACCCGGCGGGGTCTGAGACCCTGGCATGTCAATACGATCTCTACGCGGGAACCGGGAGATCTCCCCTCTGACCATCTGCCAGTGTCGGAGATGGCCCGCACCGGGAAGACGAGGAGTCATAGCCGGTGATGTACGGAGAGGAGAAGTCGGACTCGCTCATAGTAGCGGCGAAGCAGGCGAACAACCCGAAAGGAGCGGAGTCAGTGGAGCGAAGGAGCGGGGCCAAGGGGAACGCGGAACAGCCACACATGCGCCGGACACAGAGCCGGGAAAGCATGTCACAGAGGCTGTCACGCGTGCGGGAAGCTGCGAAGCAGCGGAAGAAAGAACGGTTTACAGCATTGTTCCACCTGCTGACAGTCGAAGCACTGGAAGCCGCATTCCTCTCCCTGAGCAGGAAAGCGGCCGCCGGAGTGGATGGCATCAGGTGGATGGACTACGCCGGAAACATGAAGAACAACATAACAGATCTGCACCGGAGGCTACATCAGGGCAGCTACAGGGCGCAGCCCGGCAGGCGTCACTACATCCCAAAAGCGGATGGAAAACAACGCCCGCTCGGCATCGCCTCGCTGGAGGACAAGATCGTCCAGTATGCGCTGGTGAAAATCCTGAACGCAGTCTATGAAAACGACTTTATGGGGTTCTCATACGGGTTCAGACCCGGGCGAAGCCAGCACGATGCACTGGACGCACTGGCCACAGGGCTGGTACGCACTAACGTAAACTGGGTACTGGATGCCGACATCAGTCAGTTCTTCGACAGGGTGAGCCACGAATGGCTGATCAGGTTCACAGAGCATCGGATCGGCGACCGGAGGGTAATCAGGCTCATACGTAAGTGGCTCACAGCCGGGACGTCGGAGGAGGGTCAATGGCGAGCAACGGAGGAAGGCACCCCACAGGGTGCGGTCATCTCACCGCTGCTGGCAAACATATACCTCCACTACGTCTTCGATCTGTGGGCGCATCAGTGGCGACGTCGCTATGCCACAGGCAATGTGGTAATGGTCAGATACGCCGATGACATCGTCATCGGGTTCGACAAACGATACGATGCCCGGCGCTTCCGTATAGCCATGCAGCGCAGACTGAGGGAGTTCGGACTCACGGTTCACCCGGAGAAAACCCGTCTGATGGAGTTCGGCCGCTTCGCTGCCGAAAACCGTGCCATCAGGGGAAAAGGCAAACCAGAAACGTTCAACTTCCTCGGGTTCACGCACATCAGCGGGAAAGATCGCAACGGCAGGTTCATGCTGATACGAAAGACCCGCCGGGATCGGATGACGGCAACTCTGAAAGCCATCAAAGACGGTCTGCGAAGGCGCTGGCATTACTCAATCCCCGAACAGGGAAAATGGCTCAGGAGAGTGGTTCAGGGATACCTGAACTATCACTCGGTACCGGGCAACTTCCCCACCATGCAGAAGTTCAGGACACACGTAACAAACCTCTGGCGCCGGGCGCTCAGGCGCAGGAGCCAGAAGGATGATACGACCTGGACGAAAGCAAACAAACTGGCAGCCGCATGGCTACCAAGGGTTCGGGTTCTTCATCCATGGCCTGTGGAGCGGTTCACCGCCAGACACCCGAGGCAGGAGCCCGGTGCGTAAATCGCGCACGCCGGGATCTGTGCGGGGGGTATCCGGTAACGGGTATCCCTACCGCGACATTTTAGGGGTGAAGATCATGGGTGGCAAAGACCGTAATTATACTGTCGTTTACCGCGGGGATTTTATCGACGCTGTGCCTGATGGCCGATGGATGATGATACAGCGTGGCAAGGAGTACGGCGGCGGGTACTGGTTTGGTCGAGCTTATGCCGACTGCTTCTGGCTTGAGTTTGAGCGGCCAATGCCACTATCAAGCTGTGTTGAGTACGTCGTGCTATACGACCATGTCGCCGCCCGAGCTCATGAGTTTGAGGATGAATTTAAACTGGAATGACCGCAGCCGCCGACTATGGCGGCTTTGTTTTGCGTGTTACTATTACCTAAAAGGTAATTATTTTCGGGGTGTTTACCATGCCAAAGGATCCGAAGCGCAAATCAACTCAGTACAAACCGTTGACGGTGATGCAGGAAGCCTACGCCCAGGAGTATGTGAAATGCCCTGAAAATCAGACGCAGGCGGCCATCAATGCCGGGTTCTCACCGAAGTCTGCCCACGTCAAAGCCAGCACGATGATGCGTGATGAGCGTATCCAGAAACGAATTGCTGAGCTGATGGAAGAGCGCAACAAGCGCCTGCGCGTCAGTGCTGATTATGTCCTGCTGCGCCTGGTGGAAATCGACCAGATGGATGTGCTGGATATCCTGAACGATGACGGCAGCCTGAAGCCTATCCGCGAGTGGCCGAAAATCTGGCGAACCACGCTCAGCGGGTTTGACCTGTCCTCAACCATCATGAACATGGATGAGACCTCGATAGAGACCATCCTCAAGAAAATCAAATGGCCCGACAAGGTGAAGAACCTCGAGCTTATCGGTAAGCACGTCGACGTTAACGCGTTCAAAGAGCGCATGGAAGTTAACGTGAACGTCACCATTGCCGATCGCATGGCCGCCGCCCGGAGCCGCCTGAAAGAGCGTCAGGGTGGTGACCAGTGACAGACGCCGCTTTATCCCCGGAAGAACAGCTGATCGAAGATATCGCCAGCTTCACCCATGACCCGCTGGGCTATGCGCTGTATGCGTTCCCGTGGGGCGAGGATGGCACCGAACTGGCGCACGCCTCCGGGCCGAGACAGTGGCAGGCTGACGCATTCCGCGAGATAGGCGAGCACCTGCAGAATCCCGCGACACGTCACCAGCCGCTGATGATTTCCCGCGCATCCGGCCACGGCATCGGAAAATCTGCGTTCATCTCGATGCTGATTAACTGGGCCATGTCCACCTGTGAAGATTGCAAGGTGGTGGTGACCGCTAACACCGACAACCAGCTGCGCACGAAGACCTGGCCGGAAATCATCAAATGGTCGAACCTGGCTATCACGAAAGAGTGGTTCACCTGCACCGCCACCGCGATGTACAGCAACGATCCTGGCCACGACAAACGCTGGCGCGCCGATGCTATTCCCTGGTCTGAGCATAACACCGAGGCGTTTGCAGGCCTGCACAACGAGCGTAAGCGCATCGTTGTGGTGTTCGACGAAGCATCCAACATAGCGGATCTGGTCTGGGAGGTTGCCGAGGGCGCGCTGACGGATGAGGACACCGAAATTATCTGGGTGGCGTTCGGTAACCCGACGCGCAACACCGGGCGATTCCGGGAGTGCTTCCGCAAATATAAACACCGCTGGAAGTGCGCGCAGATTGATTCCCGCACCGTGGAAGGCACCAACAAGCAGCAACTGCAGAAATGGGTGGACGACTACGGCGAGGACAGCGACTTTGTGAAGGTCCGTGTGCGCGGGCTCTTCCCGGACGCCTCAGAACTGCAGTTTATCCCTACCGGGCTGACTGACGAGGCGATGAAGCGCGTGGTTACCGCGGCACAGGTGGCTCACGCCCCGCGGATAATCGGCGTCGACCCAGCATATTCCGGCGTGGATGATGCAGTGATTTATCTCCGCCATGGGCTGCACAGCAAAGTGCTGTGGACCGGCAATAAGACCACCGACGATCTGATTATGGCGAAGCGTATTGCTGATTTTGAGGACCAGTACCAGGCTGACGCGGTGTTTATCGATTTCGGTTACGGTACCGGGCTGAAGTCAATCGGTGATGGCTGGGGCCGCACCTGGCAGCTTGTGCCGTTCGGCGGCGCATCGGCAGATCCTCAGATGCTGAATAAGCGCGGCGAGATGTTCAACGCCTGTAAGACGTGGCTCAAGCTCGGCGGCGCGCTGGACGACCAGGAGACGGCGGACGACCTGTCAGCGGCAGAGTACAAGGTGAGGGTAGACGGTAAGATCGTCATGGAGCCGAAAGAGGATATCAAAGAGCGTCTGGGCCGGTCGCCTGGCAAGGGCGATGCGCTGCTTCTGACGTTCGCGTATCCAGTGGCGAAGCGTTCAGATTTCCCTGCTGCCGGCGGCAAGCAGCCCAACGTGATCAGCGAGTACGACCCATGGGCCTAATCTTTAATGTTTTTTGAATCTTTAATGATATATTCTTTATTTTTTTCATGTTTAAGAAATGCATTGTCAACTTTTGTTTTTAACATATCTAATGCGCTAGCCGATGCCAACGGAGAAGACTGCTGTAGTTTGCTTTGTGATGCAATATCAAGATTGAATTGTGCCAATAAAGATTCTCTTGAGTTTTCAAGCTGGCTAATGCGCTCATTCTTCTCAGTGATAATTGAATTTGCGTCCTCAATATTTGATTTAAGGTTTTGAATTTCTTTATTTAAAAAATTTATTTTTTTACGTAACTCGTCTCGTTCACTGGTAAGCTCGCCCATTCTTGCCTGAGATTCAGTTATTTGTTCTTTCATTGATTGGATATCTTTTTCAGCGCCAGTTTTAACTCTGTCGTAAGTCACGTCATGCTTGGCCTTCAGGCGCTGCAATCGCGTGGAGCGTTGAATCATGCGCGCCTGTTTGAAATTCTCAATCGAATCTGCATTGTCAAGAGGCTTGCTTTGCCATTTCGTTATAGCATTATTAACCCATGGTAAACCAACACATAAAACAAGTGACGAGAATGCGGGTAAAATAATTACGTTCCACCAACTGCTATTTTGAGAAATATATTCTATTTTGTAATAAATTCCGTTATCAGCAAAAAACAAATAAAGTATTTGCTTCCAGTTAAATGCGCACCATGAAATTGCGAAAGCACCGAATGCAGGGTTCTTAACGCGATTCATTGCTGTGTTGAATGTCGATGTCGTGAATTCTTTAAGTGATTCTAACATGATAAGCCCATATGTTTTTTATGGGAGTATACCGATATGGTAGCGCTCAGTCACCAGGCAAAAAAAATGCCCGGCGAACCGGGCGAAACAGGGATGATGGAAAGTGCCGTCCTTGGCTGGGTGTCACAGGGTTTACAGCATGAAGTCATCGCAATGGCGTCCTGCTGTAAAAAGGGCGGTGGTCAGAAAGGGAATAACTGCCACCGCCAAACTTGCTCTGGAACCACGGGTATCACGGTCCTGATGCGTGATTGGGTTGTGGTGGCCGGTGCTGATCTCCGGCTTATAAATGGACTACCCGTCGTCGCCATGGTGAGCCATTACCTCACCATCTAGCTGATAAGCTTGCGCATCAGCCTGCGCATTCACCACAACGGAAAGAGCACTGTGGCGGAATCGAACCGCATCTGCATAAGCCGCATTTCCCAGATATGCTACTTACAATGCCCTTACCTGTTGTGAAGATTTGCAGAGGACGCATTAACACGGCACTTTGGCTCGTCTCCATTTCTGGAGGGTCGCAAGCATTTCACTCTGCTCAGCTTGCTGTCTTAAATATCCTCGTCTCTTCCGAGGTGTCACACCGTACCGCCACGATGGTGAGTCGCTGTCGTGCATGCAGGGCATGGCTTGCACATTCCGGCTACCCGCTGGGCCATGTACCAAGGAGCCCCCGGACCGCTATCGACGCATGTGCCATACGCCGGATGCTTTCACACCTGGAAGCGCACTCCGCCATCTGAGTAACGACAAAGCCACCAATGGAAGGGAATGGGGTGCGCTTTCATGTTGTGTTTACCAAAAAGGTAATAATTTATCGTCAAAAGGTCAATACACTACGACAAATAAATCATATGTGGTTAAATTGGTAATAATTTAAACGCGTATGGAGTATCGATATGTGCATTGGCAGCAAGCCTTCAGTACCTGCAGCACCAGAAGTTCAGGCGGCTCCGCAGGAACAGGATCAGGCTGTAGTCGATTCCCGCGATGAAGAAACCAGGCGTCGCCGTGCGGCCGCCGGGCGTAGTTCTACGCTGCTGACCGGGGCGCAGGGTGATACCTCCGCCGCAAATACCAGCGGCAAAACGCTGCTCGGTCAGTAACTGGAGCGCGGCAGATGGCAGCGGAAACCCTGAAAGAGCAACTGCAAAAACAGCAGGCACAGCTCACTAATGATCGCTCATCGTTCGATCCGCACTGGCGCGAACTGAGCGACTTCATCAATCCGCGTGGCTCCCGCTTCCTGGTCACCGATGTAAACCGGGATGACCGCCGCAATACGAAAATTGTTGACCCCACCGCCACCCTGGCAGCACGCACGCTATCGAGCGGCATGATGTCGGGGATCACTTCTCCTGCGCGCCCGTGGTTCAAGCTGGCAACGCCTGACCCTGACATGATGGACTACGGCCCAGTGAAACTGTGGCTTGAAGTCGTTCAGCGCCGCATGAACGAAGTGTTCAACAAATCCAATATCTACCAGTCGCTGCCGCTGCTTTACGCCAGCCTGGGGAATTACAGCACCGGCGCTATGGCTGTGCTGGAAGATGACAGCGACGTTATCCGCACGATGATGTTTCCGATCGGCAGTTACTACATGGCGAACTCTGCGCGCGGCAGCGTTGACACCTGTTTCCGTAAATTCTCCATGACGGTGCGCCAGCTGGTAATGGAGTTTGGCCTCAATAACGTCAGCGATTCAGTGAAGGGCATGTGGGATTCCGGCAACTACGAAAGCTGGATCGAAGTTATTCATGCCGTTTATCCGAACATCGACCGCGATACTGCCAAGCTCAACAGCAAAAATAAGCCGGTAAAATCGGTTTATTACGAGGTTGGCGGCGACAGCGATAAGTTGCTGCGTGAGTCTGGTTTCGATGAATTTCCGATTATGGCGCCGCGCTGGGAAGTGAACGGCGAGGACGTATACGGCTCATCCTGCCCGGGCATGATTGCCCTCGGCCAGGTTAAAGCTCTGCAACTGGAGCAGAAGCGCAAAAGCCAGCTGATCGACAAGGCCACCAACCCGCCGATGGTTGGCCCGTCATCACTCCGCAACCAGCGCGTTTCCCTTTTGCCTGGCGATATCACCTATATCGATCAGGTCACCGGGCAGGATGGTTTAAAGCCTGCCTATCTGGTTAACCCGAATACCGCCGACCTGCTGGCAGACATACAGGACACGCGGCAGATCATCAACAGCGCCTACTTTGTCGACCTCTTCATGATGTTGCAGAACATCAATACCCGCTCGATGCCGGTTGAAGCGGTGATCGAGATGAAAGAAGAGAAGCTGTTGATGCTGGGCCCGGTGCTGGAACGTCTGAACGATGAATGCCTGAACCCGCTTATCGATCGCACCTTCTCCATCATGGCGAGAAAAAACCTACTCCCGCCGCCGCCTGACGTCCTGCAGGGTATGCCGCTGCGCATTGAGTACATCTCGGTGATGGCGCAGGCGCAGAAATCTATTGGGCTATCAAGCCTGTCATCCACCGTCGGCTTCATTGGCCAGCTGGCACAGGCCAAACCGGAAGCGCTGGACAAACTCAACGTGGATCAAGCCATTGATGCATTCGCTGAGATGTCCGGTGTCTCGCCGACAGTCATCGTTCCACAGGAACAGGTTGAGCAGGTTCGCGAGCAGCGCGCTCAGCAGCAGCAACAGCAGCAAATGGTGGCTATGGGCATGGCTGCCGCTCAGGGTGCCAAGACTCTCAGTGAAGCGCAGACGGAGGATCCCAGCGTACTGACAGCGCTTTCTAACGCAGCAGGTGCTCCTGCAGGTGGCCAGCAATGACAGATTTTGATGATGACCAGTTGGCTGCTGAATCGGCACGCGAGAAGGAACTCCTTCAACAGCGTGACATTGAAGATATCCGTTTCGTCATGGGTAGCGAGCAGGGCCGCCGGGTGATCTGGGGGGTACTGGAGCAGGGCAAGGTGTTTTCTGCCTGCTTTGCCGGTGATCCGCAAGTGACTGCTTTCAACGAGGGGCAGCGCAACCTGGCGCTGGCATTGTTCCAGCGCGTCATGGCGCACTGCCCTGAACAGTATCTGAAGATGGCCGCAGAGGCCAGTGAACAGGAGTAACCATGAATTTATTTGAACGTTTGCTGCATCGCCGTCTTTGCAATGAGCAACCTGCTGATGGTGGCACTGCACCGGCACCGTCTGAGCCACCCGCACCTGCTGCTGACCCGGCAAAACCAGAAGGCGATAAGCCACAGCATGGCGCTGAAGGTGACAAGCCTCAGGACGATAAGCCCGCTGATGGTGATAAGCCAGCAGACAAGCCTGATGACAAAGAGCAGAAGCAGGAAGGCGCGCCGGAGAAATACGAATTCCAGGCAGGTGAAGGCGTCGAGCTGGACGCTGAAGCGCTGAAGGACTTCGAGCCGGTTGCCCGTGAACTGAACCTGACCAATGAGCAGGCGCAGAAGTTGGTGGATGCATACCCGAAAATTCTGGCCGGTGTGCAGCAGCGCCAGGCAGATGCATGGCAGGCACAAACTGAAGAATGGGCCGCAACCGTCAAGGCCGATAAAGAGATCGGCGGCGATAAATTGACGGCCAACCTCGGTGTTGCTCAGCGCGCTCTGGATACCTTCGGTACGCCGGAGTTGAAGGAATATCTGAACGGCACAGGGCTGGGTAATCACCCGGAGCTGGTGAAGGCGTTCGTCAAAGTAGGAAAAGCCATGTCAGAAGATGGCGTGGTGACAGGAAAAGAAAGCGGTCAGCGTAGTGCGGCCGAAGTGCTTTATGGCAAATAAGAGAGGATATAACCATGGCTGTTAAAGGCATTACTGCGCTGACGCTGGCAGACTGGGGTAAGCGCATCGACCCGAACGGGAAAGTCGATAAAATTATCGAACTCCTTTCCCAAACCAACCCGATCCTGCAGGACATGCTGATCGTTGAAGGTAACCTTCCGACCGGTCATCGTACGACCATTCGCTCTGGCCTGCCGTCGGCGACCTGGCGTCTGCTCAACTACGGCGTTCAGCCGAGCAAATCGACCACTGTGCAGGTTACCGATGGCATTGGCATGCTGGAAACCTATGCGGAGATTGATAAATCTCTGGCAGATCTGAACGGAAATACCGCTGAATTCCGACTGTCAGAAGATCGCGCATTTATTGAAGCGATGAATCAGCAGATGGCTCAAACGCTTTTTTATGGCGACACCAGCGTTAACCCGCAGCAGTTCATGGGCCTGTCCTCTCGTTACTCCGACCTGACGGCTACCAACGCGCAAAACATTATCGACGCCGGCGGTACTGGCACCGATAACACTTCAATCTGGCTCATTGTATGGGGCGAAAACACCGTTCACGGTATCTTCCCGAAAGGCCAGAAAGCAGGTCTGCAGATGGAAGATAAAGGCCAGCAGACTCTGAAAGATGCCAACGGCGGCCAGTATGAAGGCTACCGCACCCACTATAAGTGGGATAACGGCCTGTGCCTGCGCGACTGGCGCTACGTTGTACGCATCGCGAACATCGATATCAGTGACCTGTCCGATCCTGCTGCGGCGGCGAACATCGCCAAACTCATGGTGAAAGCGCTGCATCGCATCCCTAACCGTGGCATGGGGCGCCCGGTGTTCTACATGAACCGCACCGTTGCCCAGGCTCTTGATCTGCAATCTCTGGAGAAATCCTCTCTGGCAATCAGCGTAAAAGAGACTGAAGGCGAATGGTGGACCAGCTTCCGTGGCGTTCCGATTCGCGAAACCGATGCGCTTCTGGAAACTGAAGCTCGCGTGGTTTAACCCCTGACTATAACCAGCGGCCCGGTAACGGGCTGCTAAATGGAGAAATGAAGATGATCCTCGACAAACTGTTGATGTTCTCCGAAGCGCAGGCGGTTACGGCTACTGCTGCTTCTACTGATGTGATTGACCTGGCGCCTGTCGACGGCACCCGCCGTGATATCGGCGTTGGTTATCCGCTGGAGTTCTGGGCTCTCGTTAACACCACGGCCACCGCTGCTGGCGCCGCCACCGTCAACGTGCAGTTGCAGACCAGCCCGGACAACAGCACCTGGACGACCATTTATGACAGCGGAGCCCTGGCTCTGGCAGCGCTTAAAGCTGGTAAGCGCGTTGTGTCGGCGAAGGTACCTGCGGGCGTTCAGCGCTATCTGCGTGTGAACTACTCCGTAGCCACCGGCCCGCTGACTGCTGGCGCGTTCACCTCCGGTATCAACCTGGACGTTGATGCGAATACCCCGTACCCGACCCGCTCTAAAGTGACCGGCTAAGGAGGTATCGATGTCAGCTGAAAAAGCAAAATACCGCGTGCTGCGTCTGTCCCATATCCATAACAACCTCTGGCCTGAGGGTTCAGAGATTGAGTATGACGGGGTGCCTGGCTCCGCGCTGGAGCCGCTGAACGAAGCGGCAAAGGAAGCAAAGGCGAAGGCAACGCATAAGGTTGTGGCTCCCGCCGTCGTTAAACCTGAGCCGCTGAACGAAGGCGGTGGTGGCGATGACGAGCTGGATAAGCTCCGCGAAGAGTACGAGCTGCTCTTTAACGAGAAGCCTCATCACAACACCAAAGCCGAAACGCTGCGCGAGAAGATCGCCGAAAAGCGAAAAGATTTAGGCGTCTGAGCCTCAGAATAAACCAGGGGGCTTCGGCCCCTTTCTTGTAGGAGCGTTCTATGGAAATGGTCAATCTCAAAACCGGCACCGACAGCTACCAGGATGAAAGCGGCGAGACCAAAACCCGTGACGAATATCCGTGGGGGCTGTGCATCACGCTGAACAATGACACCCTGAATAAGCTGAAAGCGCAGCCGCAGAATGTAGGCACTGAGGTGATGATCACCGCAAAAGCAGTGATTAAGGGTATCTCGGCGCGTGAAGGCGACGATGGCACTTTCCGCAGCGCGGATCTGCAGATTACCGATATGGCGCTGGCGCCTGTTTCAGGTGGGGCGCCGAAGACGGCGGCGCAGACGCTTTACGGTGAAGGGGGAGAGTAATGGCCTCTGTCATTGAGATCTGCAACCGGGCGCTGAGCAATATCGGTAATAACCGGAGCATCAACAGTCTGGAAGAAGCCAGCAAAGAAGCCGGACAATGCTCCCTGTATTACGAGTCGATTCGTGATGCTGTCCTGGCCGATTTTGACTGGAATTTTGCGACCAAGAATATCGCGCTGGCTGATACCAATAACCCGCCGCAGGACTGGGCATTCGCATACACCTATCCGACTGACTGCCTGAAGATTATTGAAATTCCGGTTCCCGGTGTTCGGTATCCAACGGCTGCTATGCGCGTGCAGTACGTGGTCGGCGCAGACAGCGCCGGCACGGGGCGCCTGATTTACACCGATCTGCCGCAGGCCTGGCTGCGGTATGTGGCCCGCATTACCGACGTGAACATGTTCGATCCCATCTTCCAGGAAGCTCTATCCTGGCGCCTGGCCGCGGCTATTAACATGGTTCTCACGGGTAATGCCGACCTCGGCAATAATGCCCTGAGCATGTATAGCCGGATCATCCTCAGCGCTGGCTCTCACAGCATGAACGAATCGCAGGAACCGCAAATGCCTGACGATCCGTTTACCGTAGCGAGGATGTGCTGATGGCTGTTAGCTGGATACAACCGAGCTTCTCAGGTGGCGAAATTGCCCCATCGCTCTATGGCCGCATCGATATGGCGAAGTACCAGGTGGCGCTGCGCAAGTGCGATAACTTTATCGTGCGGCAGTATGGCGGGGTAGAGAACCGCCCGGGAACGCAATTCATCGCCGCGGCGAAATACCCGGATCGCAAATGCCGCCTTATCCCTTTCCAGTTTTCGACGGTGCAGACCTATGCGCTGGAGTTTGGCAACAATTACATGCGCGTTATCAAAGACGGCGGCCTGGTGCTGACCACCGGCGATGTGATTTATGAGCTGGCGACGCCTTATACAGAAAATGATGTTTTCGGTCTGAAATTCACCCAAAGCGCCGACGTGATGACGATCGTGCACCCGTCCTATCCGCCTAAAGAATTGCGCCGGTATGCGCATGACAACTGGCAGATCGTCGATGTGCAGACAACTAACGGCCCGTTTGAGGATATCAACGTCGACGAGTCCAAAACTGTCTGGGCCAGCGCCACCACTGGCACAATAACTCTTACCTCGAGCTCTGCAATATTCGGCGCCGAGCAGGTCGGAAAGCTGTTCTACCTCGAGCAGCCAGCCGTTGACTCTGTACCAGTATGGGAAACCAGCAAGAGCACCTCGATCGAGGATATCCGGCGCGCCGACAGCAACTACTATCGCGCCAATACCGAAGGAAAAACCGGGACGTTGCGCCCATCACACACCGAAGGTATGGCGTGGGATGGCTGGGGCGGGACCGGCGATGATGATACAGGCGTGCAGTGGGAATACCTGCATAGTGGCTTTGGCATTGTGCGGATCACTGCCGTCTCCGGTGACGGGCTGACTGCAACCGCTGATGTGGTTTCTCGTATCCCTGAGAACGTTGTCGGTGCTGACAAGGCCAGCTACAAGTGGGCGCGCTATGCGTGGAACAGCGTTAATGGCTATCCGGCGACAGTAGTCTACTACCAGCAGAGGCTGTACTTCGCTGCATCCCCTGCGTATCCGCAAACCATCTGGGCCAGCCGTACCGGTGACTATAAAGACTTCGGCAAGAGCAACCCGACGCAGGACGATGACAGGATCGTTTATACCTACGCTGGCCGGCAGGTTAACGAAATTCGTCACCTTATCGATGTCGGATCGCTGGTTGTTCTGACCTCTGGCGGTGAATTTGTTGTGACCGGCGACCAGAATAAAGTGCTTACGCCTTCTGCATTCTCCCTGAGTTCTCAGGGCTCAAACGGCTGCAGCGATGTCCCTCCTATCGCAGTTTCGAATATCGCGCTCTTTATCCAGGAGAAGGGCAGCATTGTGCGGGATCTGGCCTACTCGTTTGATGTGGACGGTTTTCAGGGAAATGACCTGACAATCCTCGCTAATCACCTTTTCCAGAAGCGCAGCATTGTCGACTGGGCATTTTGTATTGTCCCGTTCTCCAGCGCGTTCTGCGTTCGTGACGATGGAAAATTGCTGGTGCTTACCTATCTGCGTGATCAACAGGTATTCGCCTGGTCTCCGCAATCCAGTGCCGGGAAATATGAGAGCACTTGCGGTATCAGTGAAGGCAGCGAAGACGCGATCTATTTCGTGGTTAACCGCACCATCAACGGCCAGACAAAACGCTATATCGAGAGGCTGGCAAGCCGCCAGTTCACCGATGACCTTGACGCTTTCTTTGTCGACAGCGGACTGACCTATGACGGGCGCAATACCGGCAGCCGGGAGGCGACTATCGGCGGTGGAAGCGGGGACTGGAGTTATCAGGTGCCATATACCCTGACGATGAGCGGGGCCAGCTATTTTACCGCGGGAGATGTCGGCGCACAGATCCAGTTCCCCTACACAGGAACCGATCCTGAAGATGGTAGCGCCGTCGCCATGCAGCTGCGCTGCGACATTATTTCGGTGGAAAGCGGTAACTCGGTAACCGTGACGGCAAACCGGAATATTCCTCCTGTCCTGCGCAACGCCGCCACCACTAACTGGTACATGGCCCGCCAGACATTCGCCGGACTCGATCACCTTGAGGGGCAGACCGTCAATGTACTGTCCGACGCCAGCGTAGAGCCGCAGAAAGTCGTCACCGGCGGCGCCGTTACGCTGGAGAAACCCGGCGCCGTGGTTCACATCGGCCTGCCGATTAACGCCCAGTTTGAAACCCTGGACATCAATATTAACGGGCAGGAGACGCTGCTCGATAAGAAACAGCTGATCAATTCCGTGACGCTGGTGGTCAACGCCAGCCGAGGCATCTGGGCATCAACTCCAGGCGGCCAGTGGTACGAATACCCTCAGCGCGAGTTTGAGTTTTACGACGATCCGGTTGATGACGCCACAGGCAAAGTAGAGGTCAAGCTCGACAGCAACTGGGATAAAAATGGGCGGGTAAAAATCCGTCAGACTGACCCGCTTCCGCTTTCTGTTCTGGCGGTGATCCCCCGTATTACCGTGGGAGGCTTTTAATGATTAACGCTCAGATAGTCCCGGCCACCGCAGAGCACATCGCTGAAATTATCCCCCGCGTGCGCCTGGCAGATATCGAAGAGTTTGCCGCCACGAATGGCTGGAGTGCTGCCCGTGTTCTGGAGTGCGGCCTTCGCACCTCAACCTTCTGCTGTGCCGGCTTGATAAACGGCCGCGTTGTCACCGTCTTTGGCGTGGCGCCCGCTTCAATGATTGGTGGCAGCGGGATCCCCTGGCTTGTCGGCACGGATGATCTGGAGCGCTATCAGCGAACATTTCTGCGCCGCTGCCGGAAGGTGGTTGCTGCAATGCTGTCCGTCTATCCGTATCTCGAAAATTATGTCGATGCCCGTAACCACGTCGCAAAAGCGTGGCTGCACTGGCTCGGTTTTACTCTGGAAGACCCGGCGCCGTATGGCGTTCTTGGCCTGCCGTTTCACCGCTTTTACATGGAGAAATACTGATGTGTGGACCAGTTGCTGTAGGGGTTGCCATGGTTGCTATGTCTGCTATGCAGGCATACAACCAGCACCAACAAGGTAAATATGCCCAGGCGGTTGCTAACCAGAATGCTGATATTGCCGAAACTCAGGCGCAGGATGCCGTTAACCGCGGCAATATTCAGGCTGAAGAGGTGCGCCGCAGAAACAGGCAGACTGCCGGAACACAGGCCGCGACTATGGGAGCCACCGGAGCCGATCTTTCCTCTGGCACATCACTGGATATTTTCGGTGATACGGCGCAGTTCGGGACGCTTGACGCGCTTACAACCGTGAATAATGCGCAACGAGAGGCGTATGGGTACCAGGTTCAGGGGATGAATGCGATCGCAGAAGGGAATGCAGCAAAAAGTCAGTCCAACGCTGCTGTAACCCAAACGTTACTCACTGCACCGCTGAAAGCCTATGGCGCTTATCAGTCATTCGGCGGAACCTGGAACCCGTTCACGCAGAGCAAGGCCGCACCAATTTCTGCTGCCGTCGGCACACCTACCGGTCGATAAGGAGAAAACTATGCCAGTTGTACCAACAGTCGCCGGGCGTCAGGTTGAAAGCCGCGGCGTTTCCACTCAGGGATTTCAGGCATTCGATCAACCAAACGCCGGCGATGCGCTACTGAGCGCAGGAAGCCAGGCGCTTGACGTATTCGGCCAGGCTAAACAGCGCGCTGATGTCGCTATGGCACAGGATGCTTCGCTGCAACTGACGCAGACCGCAAGCGATCTGATGACCAACCCGCAGAATGGCCTCCTTAACCTGCAGGGTAAAAACGCTCTTGGCAAGGGGCAGGAATACACCCAGCTCTTTGACGCAAAGGCTCAGGAGCTGGCGATGCAGTTGCCGGAGTCGGCGCGTCAGGGATTCCTGCAGCAGGCTCAGCAGCAGCGCATCCAGTTTACGTCTCAGGCTGGCCGGCATGAGATAGGGCAGCTCAATGCGTATGAAGAGGGGCAGTTCCAGGCAACGCTGACCACCGGCGCCAAAACCGCTTCGGCAATGTATGGCGATAACGCCAACTATGTGCTGGCTAATCAGCAGGCGTTTCAGCAAATAGAAAGCTTCGGCGCTGCACATGGGTGGAGCCCTGAGCAGATCCAGGCCAAAAAGGTGGAATTCAAAGAGAAGGTAGCTGATGGCGCGCTTTCTCAGTGGTCAGCAAATAACGCGATCGGATTCATTCAGAGCAACGGTGAGCTGAGCGATACGGCCGCCGGTTCACGGCGGGCTACTGTTAACCCTTATGGTGGTGAGCCATCATCTACGAAAGGAATGGTTACCCAGGGGAACATTAACTTATTCAACCGACCATCTGTAAAAAACGAAGATGGTACTATCAGCACGGTAAGAACTATTTCCATAGGCACTGATGCAGGTGAAGTCCTGATACCAACGGTCAGTGATGACGGTAAATTACTTTCAGATGATGAAGCAATCGCGCTATATGAAAAAACAGGAAAGCACCTTGGAATATTTGATAATCCTGATGATGCGACTGCATATGCTGAAAAGTTGCATGAGCAGCAAGATCAGTATTATGTGAAAGGTGATAGCGGCGATACCAGGGGTATCCGCAACAACAACCCGGGGAACCTCGAAGCCAGCTCATCAAACCCATGGGTAGGGCAGACTGGTAGTGATGGCCGGTTTGCAAAATTCGAGACTCCAGAGCATGGGATCCGCGCGCTGGGCCGCAACCTCATATCCTACCAGCGGCAGGGGATTGATACCGTTGGCGAGATCATTAACCGTTGGGCGCCGCCGTCTGACAATAACGACACGGCCGCATACATCAAAGCGGTTTGCGCGCAGTTAGGCGTAACGGCAAACCAGCCGCTTGATGCATCAAACCCTGATACGCTGCAGGCGCTCTGTGCCGCCATCATCAAACATGAAAATGGCACGCAACCATACAGTCCTGACCAGCTATCAACCGGCGTCAGCGCCGCGCTGGGACTCTCTCAGTTGCCAACCAGCAATAAACGCTACACCGGCAATGCAGCATTCGACGCCGCAACGCCGGAAGCGCAGGCCACTTTTCTGCGCCAGGCTGACCAGATCCGTCGGCAGCAGCAGGCCGAATACAGAACGGCTATCGATAGCCAGGTTCGCGACGCCACCGCGGCTTACATGCGAGGTGTTGAGTTCCCAAACCCGCCAGGGGAAGCTGATTTTATTGCTGCCTACGGCGTGCGGGAGGGAAACCAGCGTTACACCGAATTCAGGAATACGCAGATTGCCGGGCAGTACATTGGCTCATTCCGCAACATGCCTACCAGCAGCATCACGGCATACGTCAACCAGTTGAAGCCGACGCCGGAACAGACCGGTGAGGGCTATGCATCACGGGCTGAATTATTCGACCAGGTATCAGCCGCCGCTAACCAGGTGATCAAACAGCGTCAGGCCGATCCTATTCAGTTTTCTCTGTCTTCCGGCCAGAGTAAGCCTATAGACATGACCAACCAAAATAACTTTGGCCAGAGCATTGCGCTGCGTGCATCTCAGGCAGCCGAACTGGCAAAATCATACGGCACGCCGTTAACTTTTTTTTCAAAAGATGAGGCCAGCCAGATCGGAACTTTCTTCCGCGATGCTCCAGTTTCACAGCAGTCTGCATACCTTGATATGATCAGACAAAGCACCGGTGGAGGGCAGGTCTATATGGCTGCGCTGCAACAAATAAGTACCAACGCCCCTTCTGCCGCAGTCGCCGGTATCCTGATGGACAAGCCTGGCGGCGTGGTTGCTGAGAAAAACTGGTTCAATCCTGACGTGTCTGTGTCGCCCTCTACCGCATCGCAAACCATTCTGGCTGGTGCCGCAGCACGCAAAGGATCGAAAGAAGCCAAAGGCATTACCATGCCGAAAGAAAACGATATGCGGCTCGAGTTCAGCAATACCGTTAAAGATGCATTTGCCGGTGACGCACAGGGCGCATCTATGGCGTATGACGTTGCGAAAGACTACTACGCCGGAGTAATGGCGCAGAAGGGCGATCTCTCTGGCGAGCTGGATTCTGACGTCTGGGAGCAGGCGATAAACGTCGCTACTGGCGGCGTGCATGACTATAACGGCATGGGTAATGTCCTGCTGCCGTGGGGCATGTCTTCTGAGCAGTTCGATAAAGAGGTTAATCAGGCATGGGAAACGCAGGTTACCGGTGCTGGCGTTAAGGCTCCGCCTGGGCAGTACGGCCTGCAAAGCTACGGCGACAGCCAGTATCTCGTGAAACTTGGTACCGGATACCTTCTGAAACAGGACGGAACACCGGTAGTTATCGATCTCACGCAGCAGCGTCAGCGCTTCTCTGGAGATATCCCTCAATGAGTTACTTCGGACTTAACCCGGTAAACCAGAATCAGCAGCTGGACCAGGCCGCATCAAACCCAGTAGGCAGCCCTAAAAACGATGTTGGGTTTTTCGATGGATCAGTCAGCGGTGCCGCATCAGGTCTTTATTCCGGCCTTGTTGCAAAGCCTGACCAGCTTTTGTGGGCTGGTGTTGATGCCGTTGTATCACCCATCGCTCAGTTTGTTAATGACAATACATCGTTTCGTGACACGTCACCTGAATACATCGCCCGACAGAGAGAGCTTGCTGCATCACAGGTTAAACGCCTGACGCCGGATGCCGCCACTACCGGCACCGCCGGACAGGTGCTGTATGGTCTTTTCGATATGGGATCGCAGGCAGTAGTAAGTACGCTGGCAGCCGGTCCTGCTGGCGCCGCTGCTGCTGTGACCAGCTTGCAGGGGTTCTCCGAGTTTGAGCGACTGCGCGGCGAAGGCGTAGATTACAGCACCGCCCAGGAAGTGGCGCTGGTACACGGCCTTACAGCTGGTGCCGGTACAGTCATACCGATGAGCATCGGCCTGCGTGCTGGTGGCGCACTGGCTGAAGGTGTCGGCGCTCAGTTATCACGATCGGCGCTTGGGAATGCTGCTGGTACCGTTGTGCGAGCTGCGCCTGATATCGCTTATGCGGCAGGCACGAACGTCGCCTTTGGTATGGCTATGCGCGGCAGCACAGCATCCATCCTGCGAGATAATGGCTATGAGGATATGGCCTCTCAGTATGACGTGTTCGATAAGCAGGCGATGGCGATCGATGCCGTTCTCGGCCTGGCATTCGGCGGTGTTGGCCGGTTCGTAAACTCGCGTGGTGAAAATGTTCGCCCACCTGATTTTATGCCTGCCGACGTCGATGCAGCGCTGGCAGCCAATGCTGCTCATCATGCTGAGTTTGATATCGCTCCAGGCATCCCGGTTAATGTGCTGTCACGCGATGCGCATGCTCAGGCACTACGGCAGGCAATGCAGGATGTCAGCGCAGGCCGATCGGTTGATGTGGCGAGTATTGTTGAGCCGGCGGCATTCACCAGCATACCGGCACGGCGCAGCATTATATCGCAGGCACTGGATGAGATGCTTTCTCAGGCAGATGAGGGTGCAACATCCAGAGCTATTGAAATGCGGACGCTTGAGGATCAGGCTGCGCAAATTCTTCCGCGTGGCGACCGCAAGGTTTACCAGTCAGAAATAGCCAACAGCGAACGCATTATCACTAACCTCACTGAGCAGCGTAACCAGATACTGGCAGAGCAACCCGCGGGAAGCGGCAAAGCGCTGTCCCGTGCTCGCGCAGACAAGCAGGCAAGACTGAGGGATGTAGACCAGCGGATCAGCGAAGCACAGGGGAGGCTGGAATTCTCTCGTAACGCACTGGCTCCGCATGAGCCTGGTGGCGAATTCTTCGAGGCAAGGGCAGAGATCGCCCGCAGGCAGCAAGCAGAGGCAGAGCTTGATGCTCAGGCTCTTTCATTTTTCCGCACGGCAGAAGTGCGCTCCGCCGATGAAGTCGCACCGCTGGAGCCTAACGCGGCTCTCCGGGACATAGAAACCACGCCATCGCCAAGAATGGCAGAGAATCAGCAGGACATTGATGTGATGGCTGCTGAAGAGTCACTGGCATTATCGCCAGATATGATGATCACCGTTCTTGATGATGACGGCAATCCACAGTCCAGAAGCGCGCGTGAGGTGCTTGATGATGCTGCACGTGAAAATGAGCAGGCAGTGCGGGACTCCAGACTTTTTGATGTCGCTGTTGCGTGTTTCTTAAGAGGATAAATTATGCGTCAGGAATGTATTAACGCCGTGCAGCAGGCCGCAAGCCGCCGACTCACGCAGCAGGAAATCAAGAATATTGAAGACCGTATTTACCGGAACATGCGGCAACTGGCCCGCAATGATCCGGCTTCGTGGCGGGCGATGACTGACTCCGAACGGCTGCGCCGAGCCGGGCAGTTAGCAGCGAACGAACTCACTAACGAAGCTGCGCTGAAGAAGCGCCGCGTGGCACTCACCATCGCAGCCAGGCAGCGGCTCGACGCCTTCATAAAGACCTACCAGGGGAAAGACGGCAAGCTTGAGGCGCTTAACCGGACCATCGCCTTTCACGCTGACGGGAAATCAAATTTCCTGTCGGTAGAATCACGCGGCAAAGCCACACGCGACTATGCACTAAGCCAGATTCAGGAAGCATTTGAAGCGGTAGACCCGAGATTCTTCCACCTGTTTGAGGACGAGGCCAGCGTGCGCGATCTGGTTTACGAGATGCGCGGGCAGGACACTGGCAACGTCAGGGCTAAGAAGGGCGCAAAAGCATGGGCTGGCGTTACTGAACTGCTGCGCCAGCGCTTCAATGACGCTGGTGGTGATATCGGCTACCTGGAAAATTGGGGCATCCCTCAGCACCACTCAATGGAGAAAGTCGGCAGGGTTCCGCAGGATAAGTGGGTTAGCGACGTCATCGGCAAACTGGATCGCAAGTACTACATCAAAGATGACGGACAGTTGATGAGCGATGCTGAGTTGAAAACCTTCCTGGGCGAGGCATACAACACCATAGCCACCGGCGGGCTGAACAAATTAAGCGATACTGGCATGCGCATTTCCGGCGCGCGCTCTAATCGCGGTAATGCATCCCGTCAGATCCACTTCAAAGACGCAGACTCCTACCTTGAGTATCAGCGAGAATATGGCGATCGCTCTCTGTGGGAAGTAATGGTCGGGCACCTTGAAGGTATCAGCAAAGATATCGCGCTGGTTGAAACATACGGCCCGAACCCCGATCACGTTTTCCGCTCTATCCTGGACGAGGTTACGGCTGAACAGGCCACTGCCAACCCTGAGCGCACTGGCAGGATTAAGCGCCTGGCCAACAGTACCGAGAACCTTTACAACTTTATCGCCGGGAAGACGCAGCCGATCGCTAATCCGCACATCGCACGATGGTCGGACAACATCCGAAACTGGATGGTGGCGAGCCGACTTGGTTCCGCGCTGCTGGCTTCATTCTCTGACCTAGGCACGATGTATATGTCGGCGAAGGTAGCGAACATCCCGATGAACCGACTATTTATGAACCAGCTTGAGGCCATGAACCCGGCGAACCGCACGGAGCTTGCCCGCGCCCGTCGCGCTGGGCTGGCTATGGAATCGTTGCTCGGCAGCGTTAACCGCTGGGCGATGGACAATATGGGACCGTCGGTTTCCCGCTGGGCGGCAACGGCGGTAATGCGCGCCAGCGGCCTGACAGCATGGACCGATGCTCACAAGCGTGCCTACGGCGTGACGATGATGGGCAGCCTTGGCGAAGTGGTCAGCCGGGCGCCGGATCTGAGAAGCCTTGATGACAGCGATTTCCGCATACTGAAGAGCAAGGGCATTACTGAGCAGGACTTCAGCGTATGGAAACTGGCGCAACAGGAAGACTGGGGTAACGGAAACACTACGATGCTCACGCCGGAAAGTATTATGCGGATCCCTGATGCTGCTGTTATGCACTTAGGACTGCCGGAGCGAGTCAGGTTTGAGGCCATGCGCCGGCTGTTGGCAGCAGTATCTGAAGAAGTCGACATGGCAGTCATTACGCCTGGCGCGCGTGAGCAGCTGCTTACCGGTGGCGGGTTGCAGCGCGGCACATGGAAAGGTGAGTTAACCCGCTCGGTTTTCCTGTTTAAATCGTTCCCGATATCTGTTGTTTTGCGGCACTGGACGCGTGCAATGGGGATGCCTTCCGCTGGTGGCCGGGCTGCCTATATCGCCGCATTCCTCGCCAGCACCACGATGCTGGGCGCGCTATCTCAGCAACTTAACGACCTGGCATCCGGGCGTAACCCACGGGAGATGACCGGAAAAGATGCTGGTAAATTCTGGCTCGGTGCACTACTGAAAGGTGGTGGCCTTGGCCTGTATGGTGATTTTCTTCTTTCTGACCATACCCGTTATGGCGGCGGTGCGCTGGCTTCAATGCTGGGGCCTGTGGCCGGACTGGTTGATGACGTGGTTAAGCTGGCTCAGGGTATCCCGCTTAATGCCGTTGAAGGAAAGCCGGAGCAGACAGGTGGTGATCTGGTTAAACTCGGCAAGGGGCTTATCCCCGGCGCCAACCTATGGTATGCAAAAGCAGCTCTTGACCATATGATATTTAATCAGCTGCAGGAATACTTCTCGCCTGGCTATCTGCGCAAGATGGAGCAGCGTTCGAAGAAAGAATTCAATCAAACATACTGGTGGCGACCGCAGGACGTAACGCCGGAATAAGGGGAGGGGAGCTTGTTTTTAATTGTTTTGTCTGTGATAGTTTCTGGTTGGTTGTTATTTGCTGACCGATACAAATATTTCCTTAGTCCCCCAGCGCAGGCTATCTGCTGGTTTATTTTTGTTGTGCAGGGAATAATTCTTGTGGCGAGCATTATTCAAGGTAAACCTCTAATTTTTTCTGAATAAATAGGTGACTACATGCAAGCTATTGGCTTTATCGTTTACATCGTGGTGGGGATTTTCCAGTTAGCGGCTATTATGGCCGGCCTTGAGTCGTGGTGTGGCTTGCACTGGATAATAGCGGCACCGATTGCATTCATCGTCAGCTATATACCACTGGTTGGATCTATCGTGGGAATGGTTGGAGCCATGGACGTATGGCGCTGGGAGTGGTGGCAGGCTGGTCTACTTTTCTTTGGTGGTCTAATCTTTGCTATCGCCTGCGGAGGAATGTCTTCGTTCTTCGAATGGCTATCCTTCAGGAAAAGAGTGTGACATGTCACAAAGGCCGCTTTCGCGGCCTTATTTATCACTGACCGCCGGGGCGAGAATCAGCAGAGCGGCCGCCGCAACGCGATCCGTCAGCAGCTGTATCATTATCATGCTGGCAGTTACCAGCAAAAGCCTGTGTAGCAGAACCCAGAGACATCAGAACAAACAGGACAGCGATTACTTTTTTCATCTTCACTTACCGTGTGTAGACCACTGAATGTGGCGATATGATTGTAGAATTATGTTCGGTTTTTAACCATAAAATCTTCATGGTCTGGTAAGTTGCCGTTATCTCAGATGCTGTCGCAACTGCATTGCGCAGAAATCCAGGTGTGTTTGCAGCTCCCGCATCGACAACTGCGAGCTCGTCACATAGTTAACCAGTGCCACCAGTTCCGCCGCCGCACCGCTGACATCGTGGCCGTCTCGCTCCATTTCCCTGAGCAACTCCATCAGCTGTGATTTTACAACCAGGGATCTGACCCCTTCCGGGGTGTGAATACGATCCGCAAAACCTTCGTCGACAGGATACTGGTACCGCTCTGGCATTAGGAATACTCCCATAAATACTGTATATATATACATATATCAAAAGGTAACAAAGTTTTCCAGAGCTCTTTTGTTTACCTTAATGGTAATGTTTTTGCTCGTTTCGATCTGTTTTATTCATATATGGTTTGATGGGTAATAGAATGATCTCCAGTGTGGCGCGCCGGGCGCTGCGACATCCGGAGATTTCATATGACGGTCTCAACCGAAGTCGACCATAACGACTACACAGGGAACGGCGTTACCACATCTTTCCCGTACACGTTCCGCATCTTCAAGAAGTCAGATCTCACCGTCCAGGTCGCTGACCTTAACGAAAATATTACGGTGCTGACTCTGGATACCGATTACTCCGTTACCGGGGCGGGTACCTATTCTGGCGGGAATGTCGTGCTGATGTCACCGCTGGCCAACGGATGGCAGATTTCTATCTCACGTGACCTGCCAGTTACCCAGGAGACTGACCTTCGTAACCAGGGGAAGTTCTTCGCAGAAGTTCATGAGGATGCGTTCGACAAGCTGACCATGCTTATCCAGCAATGCTTCAGCTTTCTCCGACTGGCGCTGCGCAAGCCGTCGTTCATCGCTAACTATTACGACGCGCTCAATAACCGCATTCGTAACCTGCGTGACCCGTCACAGGCGCAGGATGCGGCCACGAAGAATTATGTTGATTTAAGCAATGCCGCGAACAATGACTACACAGATAGTCAGCTCAAGCACACATTGAGGTTCCCTGATCAAGTAGATCAAATGCAGGGGGCTGATATAAGGTCGCATTCATTGCAAGGTTATAATAATCAGGGTAAGCCCGTCCCTGTTTTTGCAATGACTGATACTGCAGATCTTGCTCTTAAGTTAGCGAGTAATGACGGGCAACTACTAATAGGCTCTCCAGATAATATTGACGCACTACGCACTATATTTCCTGGCGATTATGCCAGAATTGAAACTAAAGGTGCCTTTTCTGCTGGAGATGGTGGAGATGGTTCATGGGTATACGATCATGCTAACTTAAGCGTGGAAGTTTCTTTATATCCTAGAATATTCATCGCTCCGAATTACGACCCTACTGGCGCTTCTGGTGCGTGGAGACCTAATATTGGTAAGAAATTGATTAAACTTGCAGCAATTGGCTTTGGTATTATGGGGTTAAATACTGCTGCTGGCGATACATGGCCGCTTCAGGCAGCTGGAGCAGCACAGGTTAATAAGGAAATTTTGGAGCAATGTGTAAGGTGGGATGCCGGGAAGCGGATAAAAGAAATACCTCCAGTAGTTATTTATACATCAAGTTATTCATTTCCAGACGTAGACCCTAAGCTAAAGGCTACCCCTGCGACTAATTCAGCAAACGGATCCTTTTTCCTGACTCATCCAGACCTCAACACCGATGGTGTACCATATGTTTTCGATATAGGTAAGCTGTCATCAAGAATGAGTCTTCCTGCACTTAAGGATATATCATGCGCTTCATATAAGTTTTTTAGTACGCCTAACTATAACACCTTCACAGACGCCAGAGAGGACAGGATTTGTTTTAGAATTCGTCATGTTGGGACAAAGGTTAATATTAAAGGGTTGTACGCTGGTGGTTATTCTCAGGGGTATTATTTTAGCGAGATTTGGGACGGTGTTATTGACCAGTGTCGGGCTTTATATTGCTCAAACCCGCAGGGTACAAAACCTGCGTTTTTCATCGGTAGCCAGGAATCCGATAATTCAAACGCTCTTGACGTGCGTCGTTTGCATATTGAGTTTTCTCCTTACGCATTTGAGGTTGGATTCTGCGAGCATGTAAACTTTACTAACGGAAAAGTTGAAGCATACCGCGCGGCAGGAGCTACGCATCCTCTGGTAAGATTGCAGCCACAATGTAGCAAAATAAATATTACTGGATTCCAGTTTGTCACAAATAACGCAAGTACAACTCACGCTATTGAGGACTACAGTCAATTTACCAACTTCAATCACTGCTGGTTTGCTGGGGCTGATGACGGTAACTATCCACAGGCTGGTATTCACTGGTATAAGAGGGTAAATCCGACAAACAGCCAGACCACGTTTACAAACTGCCACTTTAACCGCTGTCATGTCGCTGACGGGTCTGACCCCAATGATTATCCGATCATTCTGGGTAACTACGCAGTATTTGATGCAATCTGCCGGGTATCATCAACCTACAACACCAGTTCAGGTACAGTGACAGTGGTTAACGGTGGGATTCTTAACTGCGGCACAAGCTGCACTGTGAAGAAACTGCATCTGATCACAGGATCGGCAACTAAAGCCTACGGTCCAACAATATGGTTCACTGGCACAGGAAACCTTGTAAGAAGAGTTACACAAACTTCAGGTGATAATATTTTTAGACTTGCTGGAGGTGATGCCAATAATGCGATTGATTCTTTTGGAAATCAGTATCTGAACACCTCGGCAAGTATTATTTACACCTACGGTAAGCGAGACGTTATTCTTACTGCAGCAACTAATGTTACTCAGTTATTTGGATTTGTAGGAGACATTATTAGAATCACATCCAACTCATCAGGAAGCACGATTACCAATTCGGCTAACCTCATAACTTCCAGCGGTGCAAATATAACCATGGCTGCTGGCGTAACTTATACATTCCGCATGTCCAGCGGTTCTGTTGCCAGACAAGTAACGGCATAAGGAGTTTAAAATGTCAGTAGTTATTAGTGAAACAGTACAGAAGCAATATTTTTATCCTCAGCTTGGCGTTTATATGCCAGGGGTGTCTGAGAAAATCGACGTGACCTATACCGCCATAACAGTAGGAATTGACGGCGAAGAGGTAACAGCTCAGTTCAGTGTATCGATAGCTGGCTGTTTGATGAAGGGGCACCGCGAGCTGAAATTTAATCCGGTATCAATGAATGGTGATTTACTTTCTCTTTCAGAGACAGCACTTAAGAACCTGATTGAAAACCCGGTGAATGATGCTGATAACGAGCCTGAATATGTATACGCGGATACGAACGCAAGTAATCCATTATCTTAATGATCAATTAACTCGTTTGATTGTTACCATTTATCCATAAACGGTTTATTGTGTATGATGATCTTACCAAACTAAGGAGGTTCATCATGCATAGTAAACGGTGGTCATCATGTCCGCATCGCTAACCGCTGATACAATAAATCAGGGGCTTAGCTACGGTGCGCTGGCGGCAGTTATCGCCGGCGTACCTCCAGAAGTGGCGCTGGGGTCGCTGGCCGGGGCGGTAATTTTTGTTACCTCTGCAGTTGAGTATCCGGTCAAGCGCCGTGTTCTCCTGGCGCTGCTCAGCTTTCTCTGCGGCCTTCTCTTCTACAAACCCACAGCATCAATCCTTATCGGCGTTGCCAGCATGATCCCCACCATCACACAGGACTCGTTCGAGCGGGGTATTGTCTACTCCGCCGGCGCGTTCGTTGCGGCAATTGTCGCGGTGCGGGTCGGGATATGGCTGTATCACCGCTCTGACAATCCGCGCGATTTAATCCCGGGAGGAAAAGACGATGACAGGCCATGATCTGCTGCTGATCGCTAATGCCCTCATCTGCGGCGGGATAGCGCTGAGGGTGATGTTCTTCCAGCGCAACGGATCGCGCCACCGCCGCTGGGGCGGGTGGATAGCCTATTTCCTCATCGTGGCGGCGGCCAGCATCCCGCTGCGCACCGCGTACTCATACCTGTACCACTTCCCCATGACCGCAGATCTTTCTGAGGTCGTTATCAATGCTGTGATGTTCGCCGCGGTGCTGAAGACGCGCGGCAACGTCGTGCAAATCTTCAAGATATCGAGGTCGCAACATGGACATTAACGAGTTTCAGAAAGCTGCCGGCGTTAGCCTGGCGCTGGCCACACGCTGGCATCCGCACATTGTGGCGGCCATGAAAGAGTTTGGCATTATCAAGCCGTTGGATCAGGCGATGTTTATTGCCCAGGCCGGGCATGAAAGCACTGGCTTTACCCAGCTCGTTGAGAGCTTCAATTACAGCGTGGCGGGGCTGGCTGGTTTCGTCCGTGCCGGGCGACTGACGCAGGGCCAGGCTAATTCCCTCGGGCGCCGGCAGGGTGAACCATCGTTGCCACTGGAGAGGCAGCGGGCCATTGCTAATCTGGTGTACAGCAAACGCATGGGGAATAACGGGCCGACAGACGGCTGGTTTTACCGCGGGCGCGGGCTTATCCAGATCACCGGGCTGAACACCTTTCGCGACTGCGGCAACGGCTTGAAGGTGGATCTGGTTAAGCAGCCGGAGCTGCTGGCGCAGGACGAGTATGCGGCGCGGAGCGCGGCGTGGTACTTCGTGAAATATGGATGCCTGAAGTACACCGACGACCTGATGCGCGTCACGCAGATCATCAATGGCGGGCAGAATGGCATCGACGATCGCCGCGTGCGTTACCTGTCGGCCAAGAAGGTGCTGGCATCATGATCACGGCATTCGTGAAAGCATACTGGAAACAGTTGCTTATCGTGTCGATGCTTGCTGCTCTGGTGGCCGGCGGCGTTGTAGCCTGGAATATTCACGGTGACAGACAGTACGACGCCGGGTATGCGCAGGCGAAGGCCGATCGCAAAGCAGAAGATGAGAAAGCCCGTCAACATGACGAACAGGAGAAAGCAACCAATGAACGTGAAGCGCAGCAGAGGATCGACCAGGCGCGCAATGATGCTCTTGATGCTGCCGCTCGCGCTGGCCGGCTGCAGCAGCAGCTCGTTGCCATCCGTGAGCAGCTCAGGCAGTATAACGCCACTGTCGGCGCTGGGTCGTCAGCCGCAGACACCGGAATTTTGCTTACCGACGTGTTCGAAAAATCTCTCGAACGAAACCGACAACTGGCAGAATACGCTGACCGGGCAGCTGAAGCCGGAAGGGTATGCGAAAGACAGTACGATGAACTGACCAGGTAGCATGGTATTTTTCATGGTACTGTTTCCCGGTGACGGTATATAAAACGGTACGCAGAATTTATCGTTTCATAAACTTGTTTTCAGTCAATTAGTTACGAGCGCTGTAGATAATTGAGTGGGAGTAATCCCCGGCGTTAGCTGAATGAAACGAAACCCTCTGTGTTTACAGAGGGTTTTTTTATAGCTGCTACATTAAGGTCTCCCACCTGACGGCAAGCG